GTTTTTGTACCGCCAGTGATAATAATTACTAAATTACATATATCTGCTGCATCCATATCCACAAAAGCGCATCCACTGAAAGTAGATTGTCCGGCATCAGTTGGGAAAAGACCAGTATAGACAAAGTCTACTCTTCGATTGCTTGCAACAATACGAAATCTAGGAATGTAAACTCCAGAAGTCATTTGTGCAACAGATACGTTCCCTGCGAATAGATATCTTCCACTCACCGGAGCTTCAAAAGTACCTGTAGTCTCATCGTAATCACTGTTTTGATCATATATTTCAGAATTACAAATAATGTTATATGAAGTTAAATCGCCTGTTACATCTGTTCTAAGCAATGTATTAATTGCAAAAAAGGATGACTGAAGTGGATAATTTATCTCTCCATTCGGATTTACTGAGATAACATTGGATGTTCCTAAAGAAGCATTTGCCGAAAGAACAAATTTACCTGCACTTGTATCATTTCCAAGAGTAAATGCCCCGCCTCCTGTTTGCTGAAATTGTATGTAAGCATCTCCCCCGGACGGACCACCTTGCTGTACGACAAATTTAGCATCAGAATTAGCTGTATTCGAGCCGTTTACAACCGCAGACTGAACTGTGCCCCCTGAACTAGATCTTCCAACAGCGAAATCACCGAGGACACACTGCACGGCTCCAGCTGTAGTAGCAGTCAAAACATTAGTTGTTCCTAGTGCTGTTGAAGCGGATAAAATGAAATTGTCCGAATCAGAGTTGTCTATTCCTAAAGACCAATTTGTAACACCCGTCACTGTGTAAGTGGTGAAGGCGTCCCCGGCAGAAGCCCCGCCAACACTGATCACTTCATGTGCAACAGAGGAAGCAGTATTCGAGGAATTTGTCACCGTGAAAGTATTCGTGGCTCCGGAATTGCTTCCGCCAACCGTATTGTTGATTGAGTTATTAATTGCCATAATTTTCTCTATACAATAGTTATATTCCCAAGTGAATCGATGACCTCAAATTCTGTATCAGCTGTGATACACAAGATAGTCAAACAATCTCTGCTATGAGTTGAGGACAACGACCCTCCAGCTCCAGGTGTTGATGTATCGGTTCCAAAGAAAACTGTTTGGCCTCCATTCTGAGCGATGGTCCAGCCACCTGCCCCTTTTCCGGCTACTTGAATTACACTCCCGAAAACCGCTGTTGCAGGAAGGGTAAGGGTTACTAAAGCCCCGTTAGAAGTCACATAGCCATGATCTATGGCCATTGCTTGAGTTGTTCCTGTAACTTCGACCCATTGAACTCCGCCACCCGTTGAATTGAAAGTAATGTTCGAGCCAGACCCGGTTATGTTCATCCCTCCGCCGTTCAAGAAATTGATATTACCAGCGGTTGGAACCACCACCGTTGTGTCCGGCGTTGTAATCGTATCAATGGTTCCTGGGGCTCCGGCCAATTGCAGCCAAACGGCATTTCCAAGGGCCTTGCTGACGAGCATGTATGCGAAGCTTGTTTGGGTATTAATCCAAACCGTAGGTACGGGGAAAGTATTGTTCGCAGGAAGAGGACTAAAGGTTCTAGTGATAAAAGGGACAACCACCTGCCCAGAATACGCCAGCGGATTTGGAGGAGGTATTGATCCTGTTGGTGAGGTCATATTAATTTTTCCATTTTTTATGCCAAAACAAATTCTGTCACGATTACTATTCCTTTAGCTCCAATAGCTCCGGCTTGAGTTCCTCCGGCATTCCAGCTTGATCCCCCGCCTCCCCCGCCACCATATAAGCTTCCAGCAGAACCAGTAACGTTAGCCACTTGTACTAATAAACTATTTCCACCAAATCCAAAAAACGAATTTCCACCAGGAGGGGTGAGAAGTGTTGCTGTCGCATTACCAACGCTCGCGCTCGCGGATCCAGCTTGTCCAGGAAACGTAAAATCTCCGGTGCCAGCTACGCCTCCAGCACCTCCAGCCGCAGTTCCACTTGCACCTGCACAGCCATTTCCTCCAGTACCTCCCTTGGCGATACAAATCGATCCAAGAGAACAATCAGCCCCGTTTCCGCCAGGATTATTTCCGGCTGTGCCTGCGGCTCCGGCGTTTCCAATTGTTACAGTCTGAGAAGCGCCAATCGCTGCGGCTGTTGATATTTTTCTGGCATAGCCACCACCACCACCACCACCACCAGCACAAATAAAAGATGTTGTTGAATTCGCAGATCCCCCTCCGCCTCCGCCACTTCCGACGGCTTCAGTGATGCAATAAACCATCCCGGTGGTTGGGGTATAAGTTCCAGAAGAAGTGAATGTTTGGATTACGACGCTTAATGTTTTAGCTGTGGGAGCTGCGCTGGTATTGCCGACTAAGAATTGTTGGCTTGCCAAAGCCACAGCGGCTAAAGCAGCGGTTCCAGAAGTGCCAGAAATCATTGCGCCATTGGTATTGAAGGTAGTTGCCCCGGTTCCACCACCAGCGACAAGTGCAGTTCCAAAAATAGGTTGAGAAGATGAACCCTGAGAAATAACAGGAACACCGCTTGTGGCACTTGGCGCAACTGAATTAGGAGCATTACTCGCCCCACCAGTAATCACATTGTATTGAGTGATTGCTGTTGCCGTCACAGCTGACGTTCCATTGCCGGTAAGAAGGCCAGTAAGGGTCACAGCCCCAGTTCCACCACCAGCCACGACTGCGGTTCCGAATGCTGGATTAGCTGAGCTACCTTGAGAGATAAATGGAACTCCGCTTGTCGCTGAAGGCGTAACCGAAGTCAATGCGCCTGTCGTAGTTGATGCAGCGACCACCGGACCATATGCTGTGAATGTCACTGAACCAGTTCCTCCGCCAGCCACTACAGCTGTACCGAATATGGGATCAGCTGAAGCACCCTGAGATATGACAGGGACGCCTGAAGTTGCGCTTGGAGATGCGTTTGCCAGAGTGCTTGAAGTCGATCCCCCAATAATCACCGCATGAGCCGTTACAGCTGTTCCCGTGAAGGCTGTGCCTGTATTTCCGACAATCCCTGTTGTGGCTGCATTGATGCTATTTGCTTCTGTCATTATGTCACCGTCCAGGTTCCTTGAGGTGCTGCCAGCGAAAACCAAGTGGTCCCCGTGGCTCTATAAACAAGAGAAATAGAATCCCCTCTTGCGTTGCTGGCAGCTGTTCCGGCGGCAGCTGATATCGCTGTTCCAATCCTGATCATTTGCCCAGTATTGGCCGTTATCGTCAGTACTTGAGTTGTATCTACGATGAAGCTGACCGAGTCTCCTTCAACTGGAGAAGCGGGCAATGTGGCGGTTGAAGTGGCTGTAATGAAGTAGCCATTTTCTACGGCCGCAGTGAATGTTCCACTTGTATCGCTCCACGCAAAACCACCCGTCAGGGCGCTTATCGTTATAGTCCCGGCTCCATTGGAGATAGCGATACCAGAACCAGCGGTCAAGGTCCCTAAAACAGGATCTACGCCTGTTGAGCCTATTGGCAATTGACCATTTATTGCGGCTCCAAGGGCTGTTACTGCGGACGTGCTTTGACCTAGAAGAAGGCTGTGTGCTGTAAAGGAAGCTGCTCCAGTCCCTCCATTTGCCACAGGGACGAGAGTTACGTTGCCTAGTTGTCCTGTGCTTGAATCAATGGTGGTTATCGTTTGGTTGGAAACGCTATTTCCTGCGATCCCAGCAGCAAAACATGTAGTTTGAAGTCTTCCAATACGGGTAACTAAATTATCCCCAATAACCCCAGGATTATCTAATAAAAGATTGGTGCTTTCTGATGTGGTATAGTTAAATCCAGATTCAGCTCCTAGTACTGTGTTATTGCTTCCCGTGAGTAAATTTGCTAGAGATTCATGGCCGATTGCAGTGTTATGATCGCCTTCATTCAATAGAAGGGCATTTACACCTATAGCTACGCAGAATTGTGAAATGGTTGTCGCTGCCATCGCTGTAGGCCCAACGGCGACGTTCTCCGTGGCCGCGGTCATTGCTTGACCTGCGAAACAACCTATAAGAACGTTTTCTGCCCCTGTCATGACTGCTTGAGCAGCGTTGTATCCTATTACAGTTGATAGCGAAGAAGTGGAAGACAGATTGCCAGCACCAAGCCCGATATAATTTGAATTGTGAGAATCGGTAATATTGAGATCTACCGTACTTCCGGTTGCGTGGAATAAAACAGATGAGCCGCACTGATTGGAAGCATTTATAGCCGTTAAGGTAACCGTGGTTCCTGTGGCTGATCCGCTGTCTGTAGCGATCGTTTGAATAGCTACGCCACCACCTGCTAAATCTATATTGATCGTTCCAGGGCCGTTTGTGATTGTTATTGAACTGCCTGTAGAGGTGATATTTGCTAGAACTGGATCAGACCCAATGCTTCCAATGGGAATTTCTCCGTTACCAGCTACTCCCAGGAGTGAATAAGGGGAGGATCCGTTTGTAACGATGAGTTGGTGGGCGGCGGGACTAGAGAGTCCGGTGCCACCTTGAGAAGAAGGAAGAGGATTAGTGCTAAAAAGAGAAGAAATATTATCGGGAGTAAGGGCAACATTTCCCAAAGTTTGCGCAGCAGCTTCCACGTTCGTCGCATAGCGTGTTGTTCCTATTTGAGTGGTTGAAGATGCAAGGCCATCTATCGTGAGGGTAGATGTACCCGGATTGCCGACAACATTGATCCCGGTGGTATTGTCGCCAAAGAGATTAATATTGAATGAACCATCGGTACCGACTTGACCGCCGCTATTGCCTGTAATGAATTCAACTTGCGGCATCCCGCTTCCACTTATAGAAGCGACATCTAGTTGATCCGTGAAAGGGTTGAGTACAAAACGCATTATACCCCTTTAGGCGTAAGTATAGGTAGCTCTCAGAGTCCAGCTAAATTGGTAGTCGTTATTGGCATGGCCGTTTGCGTCTTCTGGCCATAAGATGGATAAAAGGTTATGGGAGCCGTCGTACGTCATCTTTGCAATCTGCCAAACCAAATCTCCTTCCAAAGATCCAGGACGGGCAAATCCCTTATAAATAAGATCCGTGCCCGTATATTCTCCCCTGAAGGATTGATCTTCAAAGGAGTTGGGGATTAAATTGCCCTGCGCATCTTTTCGTCCCATCGGCCTGTTTTTGCCCGTGGGATTCTGGTTGTATACTGGCGTTGGCATGTTTTCTCCTTTAGAGAGGTCTTACAATGAAGTAGGCAAATGTCGATACGTCGCCTGTTTGTGTGTTCGCTGGCGTTGCTATATCCAAGCTTGTAACGGTGAAGCTGGTTGCATTGCTGATGGTATAGGACAACATTCCCAAAGCAGTCGAAGCCGCGGCCCCAATTCTTGTGAGGAAGATATAATCCCCTGTAGCAATGTTGGTATTGGCGATAACAACCGTACCGTTTGTCAGAACGCTTGTTCCAGCAAAGTCAGTAACAGCACCCGTTTGAATTTGCAGCCCTTTTGCAGCTGAGAAGATTCGTAAGTTACCACCTGTAATGCTAACGTCGCCTGAACCGGAATTAATCACGGTCGCAGAAGTTGTATTCGTCGATCCCAGGGTCACAGTTTTCGCTGCTGCACCCGTACCTATGTTCAAAGTGGTTGCCGAAGCATCCGTAGAGATCGAAATCGTTCCCGTTGCTGAGTTGATTCCGATAGTTCCAGTTGTCGCCAGAGTCAAGGCCCCAGATCCAGATTGGAGGGTCGTTGCTGATGTGCTGTTTGTTGAGCCAAGAGTTAGAGCTTTGACAGCCGCGCCTGTACCAATGTTAATTGTGGTAGCTGCCGCATCTGTGGAGACGCTGATTGTACCAGTGCCAGAGTTAGCGGTTATAATACCGTTTGTTCCGGTAATGGTTACCCCACCACTTCCTCCACGAACTGTGGTTGCTGAAGTCGTGTTAGTCGAACCAACTGTGACCGCTTTCGCAGCTGCGCCTGTACCAATGCTGAGAGTTGTTGCTGAAGCATCTGTACTGATGCCAAGGGCTCCAACTCCAGAGTTGACGGTCAGTGCTCCACCTGTAGCGGTGATGTTTAGTGCGCCAGAACCAGACTGAACAGTAGTCGAAGAAGTCGTGTTTGTAGAACCAAATGTGGCTGCTTTTACACCAGCTCCCGTTGCCACGTTGACAGTGGTCGCTGTAGCGTCTGTGCTGATTCCAATCGTACCGGTGCCGGAATTGATGGTAATCGCCCCTGTCGTTGCAAAAGAGAAACCACCGCTTCCAGATTGAATTGTAGTCGTCGAAGTGGAGTTTGTTGATCCCAGAGTCAAGGTTTTGGCTCCAGCGCCGGTTGCGATTTTTACAGTGGTTGCTGTTGCATCTGCGGAGATGTCAATTTCCCCCGTTCCAGAAGAAACAGTAACGGTTCCGTTGACAGTTGTAATGCCAATGTTTCCGCTTGCTGAGGTTAAGTTAAGAACGCCAGAGCCAGAATTAATCGTAGTGGCTGATGTGGTATCGGATGAACCCAAAATAACAGCATTAGCTCCAGCGCCATCAAAAAGGTGAGCTGTTTTGCCACCTGTTGAAGCTCCAAAATCAATCTCTTGGGCTCCCGTTCCTCCGAAAAGAGTCACGGTCCCGTCGTTAGCGCCTGTGCCACCGATATTCATCGTGCCAGATGTTTGGGTTGGCGCGATGGTGACATTGTGGGTTGCCGCCACATCAAGGGTTAATGTGCCACCAGATTTCAGATTTGTTGCTCCAGAAGTCAAAGAACCAATCGTGGTTGTAGCCGCTCCAGATGCGTTTATTTGCGCTGTACCTACTTGGGTCAAGGCTGCGAGTGTTGACGTGCCTGTGACGCCAAGAGTGCCCGTTAGAGTGCTATTTCCATCGACTGTTAGGTCTGTACCTGCTTCTATTGTCGTTGTAGAGGCAATTGATCCGGGAGCTATGAAAGTGGCGGGTATACTGAAGGCAATTTGGTTGGCTGAGCCAGTGGTTGTGATTTCGTTTGTAGTTCCTAACAAATCAATATTTCCCGCTGAAGGAGAAATGGCAGTATTGTTGTCTCCCGTCAAAGTATCAAGCGTTCCTGGTTCAGAAGCAGAAAGGTTCCATGTAGCTACGTTATTGGTAACATTGACCAAGACATAGGCATCTTCGCCTAATTCATCAATCCAAACTTGACCAATGGGGTATTTGTAATCGGTAGTTTGGGGGACTCTTTGGGATATAATTGGAGGAGGGAAAACGCGGGTTAATGGTGTAGGAAAACCATAAAGATTATTAGATGGATTAAACGTCATAACGACTCCTTAGCTACTTCTGGGTGTTAACTTTCATTTTAAATTAAAAATATTTTTACTACTATGTTTTTCAAAAAATATCTGTACTATGGGAAAATTACGGTTTGTGCTAATCTATCGGCGAAAAAGGATAAAAATATGGAATGGATAAAAATAGGGATCATCGTAGCAGCGAATGCGGTTCTTCTAGCAGTAGTAATGATTTGGAGTGGTAAAGAGGGAAAAGCATTCAGAAAAAGTATTAGGCGAACTCCATGACATGGATGCAAGTCTTGACAATCATCCTGGCGAATATTGGATGGGCTACAACGATGTTCCTTTGGCTTAGAAAAGAAGCCAATGCAGACAGAAAAGAGTTATCGGCTGGCATTAATGATTCTAAGAGAGAATCAAGAGAGTTTCATGGGAGACTCTGCACATTGGAAGAGAAAAACAGGAAATAGATGGATAAAAATAGATTTATTCGAGGATATATAAGATTATCAATAGTAATTAGTGTTATTATTTCATTAATTGTGTCTTTTAATACTACAGAAGTAATTTTAGGATTTTGGGCTTTGATATCTTCTTTTTTCTTGGCCTTATCCTTGGCCTTATTTTTGTACTGTATAGGAATAATTTTCTTGGCCTTATTTTTTTGGATTAAGGAAGGATTCAAAGGAACAACACTAGAAAGAATTGAGGATTAATCATGGAATGGACGCAATTTATCATTTTTTTTATTGGGATTTTCGGACTTTTTATATGGATACGCACCGAATCTAGAAATGATGCCAGACACATGGACATCAAATTGGATGCTAATCGAGAACTGATAAGAGAATTAATGGGGGCAATTAGTCTAGAAATGAAAGACTTTCATGGCAGGTTATGTGCTGCCGAAGAAAAAAATAGGAAATAAAATGGTTTGGCCTTTAATTTTTTCTGCGGTCGTTATGTTATGGGGAATCTATTGGAGCTTTCCTCATGCAAAGTGAAGTGAATTGGGAGAAGATCGGAATTTATTTGGCTCTTCTAGTTGGGTTTTTAACAGTAATTTTTTACATAGCCGATATAAAAGAAAGAGTCGCTAAATTAGAAGTAAAAATTGAATATTTACAGGATAAAATAAAATGATTATATTTTTGGTTATTTGCGGTATTGTTGGAATAATTTCTTATGACGCTGGATATGAATTTTAATCTAAAAGTTTATACCTAGAGCCCTTAGATTCTTCTTTTTTTAATTCATCATCCAATTTTTTCATCTCTTTTCTCATCAAAGAGGCATTTTCCAAAGAAGCAGAACTTACGACTCTTGCATAATGTTTGGCTAATTCTGGTGATTTTGAAATTCGATAAAGTATTTTAGCAGACTGATAAGGAACAACTCCGGTTGCAGCGGTCCCTGCAATTCCTAATGCATGAAGCAAATGGGGAGAAACCGGAACATCCTTCAGATTATTCTTAATGTAGTTAGATAAAAAATTACTCTGAGCCAAAGCCCCGAAAGCGTCACTGGCCCCCTTATGTGCTTTGTACCATTCAGGATTTGATTTTCCATATTCAGCTAATGTACCGTTTACGCTTCGATTGATCTGGGTGGCAAGAGATCTGGCCCTTGTCCTTGTGGATTTGTCGGGAGCCTCATAAACGGCCTTTAAAAGATTCTCGTTGAGACTTCGAAGACCCGCTTTCAATGTATTCACATTCACTTCACCCAAATCAATTTGTCGAAGAATTTTATCCGCTTCATCGATAACAAATTTCTCTGAGGGTGCTAAATCCTGCACACCCCTTCCTTGTAATACTTTCTTTTGAAGTCCCGTTAAGTCTTTCTCTAAATTTTGTGCACTTACAACAGCATCCTTAGGAAGTAACCCATCGGCCTTTTTGTACAATTCTCCGATCTCTTTTTGCACCTTAGGTTTATTCATCGCCGAAAGAAGAAACATCGTTCCCATCTTTGTGTATGCGCCTTTTTGCGGATCTCCTGTCAAATCAGAAACAAAATCTCCGGCAGAATTTGCTCCTAGAGAAGTTGCGAAACTTTTGATAGCCGATGTTCCTCTAAGACCTGCTTTAGTTATTGCTTTTCCAGGAATAAAAAGAGAAGTAGCGTCCCCGACTACATCGCCAACAAATTGTTCTATTTTATTCTTTGGCTTAAGGTATGGGACGTCTCTTTCGACGCCTTGGGAAAGCGTTTGAGAAGTTGGTAAAGCTTTACCAAGAAAACTCTGTTCGTAAAGAACGTTTTCCCCTCCCAAAGAACTGACCAATATATTTATACCCGAATACGGAAGACTCAATACATCCCCAGGCAAACCGACCGTAGAAGTCGCCGCGCCTTTTAATGCCTGTGCTGGCAATCGGTGGACAGATTCAACATTCAGGCTCGAAGGTTTTGGTTGCTCTGGAAGAATCTTATAAGCCATTTATCTCTCCGCAACCCATTCGTTTCCATTACTTCGGAACTTTTCTCCTGTTTCTTCATCTTCAATAATTCTACCCTGATAGATTTTTGGATCTGGTCTATCAGAGAAACTTTTTTTCTCAGGACGAATGAACTCTTCTTTTATGCTCTTGATTTCTTGGGCATTCTCTTTTCTGTATCGACGTTCAGCTTGACTTAATGAAATTTTACCTGGACCACCTTCTTTTTCAATAATTTCAAGAACGCCCTTTTCGTGTTCAGTGTTCAGCTTATTCATAAGCCTTAAATCCCTTAAAACCCTTCTGCGGCCTTCTGTGCTATTCAAAAGAGTGGGGAGGCGTTTCATATAGGCTTGTAAGTCGAAATTCGTTACACGGGCTCCAAAGGTATCTTTGGCTCCTGATAAGTTATCCGCAATCAATTTCACCGATTCTTGGGCCTCTGGACTCAATAAAGCGGCAGCCGTTGGCCTTAATTCGCCATCTTTGGTTAAAAGACCCACAGAAAATGAAGAAGGAAATTTATTCTCTAACTCAGGGCTAAATAATTCCTGGAGTCTTTCGAATCTTGCCCCTTCCTGTTCATAGTGATTTAGTTTTTGCTCTCTTTCAAGCAGTTCAGGTTCGGCTTTGGTAGTTCTCTCATGCTCAAATTTCTGAGCTTGAAGCTGACCCCTGCTTTGTTCTTTTTGTTGGGCGATTTTAGCCTGAACATATGCTCTTGGATCTAAGCCCGCTTGTTCAGCAATTTTTGCTGTATGAGCCAGGTTTATTGGGCTGAATGAGCTGTTTTGCGATGGCTGTCCAGGAAGCGGTTGCCCTGGTTGCTGTATTCCTTCTACGGCTAAAAGTCTCTGCAATGCTGATTTTTGGGCAAATGCATTTGCAACATTACCCCCAGCTTCAGCCAAAGCCGGAACCAATCTCTCTCCAAATGATGGGACATAGGGTAAAACCTGGACCATTACTTTCTCCTTTTCCTGGAATAATCGGCTTTGCCCACCATCCCCGGATTGGCTTCTGTTTGAGACCCTCTCGCCACGCCCTGCCGCTTTCTCACGACCGATGGAGGATCTGGCTCATGGCCCTTAACTCTGGTGCTCTCATCCCAGTGCTGATCTGGATAGGTGCCAGACTTGAATTGCGATGCGTATGAGCTTTTCTTAGCCATAATTAGAAACCACCCCGGAGAAATGAATTTCCTGCATTCCCAGCCGCATTTACGCCTCCAAGTAAGGCCGATTGCCAGAATGGCATTTGCCTTTGGAGATATGCAAACTGCGGCGTTTGAGTGCCCAATTGCGCTTGCCCTGTGCCCAAATTACCCAATCCCTGAGACGCGCCGAGCTGCAATTGAGCCAATTGCGCTGCAATATCTGTATTCAGATTGGATGCGCCAGCAGCAAGGGCCTGATTTAGGCCGCTAGAGCCCTTAGAATCGCTTCCAAAGGCATTAAGGATACTGGGTATCGTCTGCTGCTGGAAATTCTTTTGTGCGGCATCTGTGATGGCTTGTCCGCCGCCTCCACCAGGAAGGAACTGCTTAAAGCCTTCTGCGGCCTGACCTTGATTAGATTGCGACTGAGACATTAATTGCTGGAGTAGTTGCTGTACTTCAGGAGTGATAACGCTTTTTTTAGAGTAACCGCCACCTTTGGATTGGCCCATATTTCACCTGTAAACCTTTAATTTAAATTATACTCCATGAGCACGTTCTTGGATCTTTTAAAGTTGTGTTTTGTAAAAAATCTTTCATTAGTGGTGATCCAGAATACTCGTTTAGCTTTTGTTTTCTCTCTCAATGTCTTGAGAAATTCCACCGCGATCCCAATTGCTTGGCCCTTTCCCCAAAACTCTTTGGATATGGAGAAGGTATTTACAAATAGAGATCCATCCAAAATGTTCACTTCGCCCCATAAATAACCGTGTATTTTCTTTTGTTGATCGACGAGTGCAAAGAGATGGTTATAGGGATTGTCGATTTGTGACTCTTGGTATTTATAGAATTCTTCAGGCGTAAAGGTGCGCCCTTTGACAGAATCGATTAAATCGAAAGGGATCAATCTGGGCAGTTTCAGGCGTAAAAACGTCAATTTTTGCAGGTTTTCTGCACTTTCATGAGATTTTTTCTCGCAATCTTCAATTTTCTCGGTCATAAGTACCCTTGCGTACCAGTGATGTTTATGTTGAAATTCCCCGTCACTCCGGCTCTGTTATGGGCGATCTGGAAGTTGGTGGCAGTCGAAGTGATGGTGAGAACATTTCCGGCCCAAGCACCAGTTCCTGCCTGTGTACCTAGGACATTAACCACGCCAGCAACGCCCGCATCTGATTTGACGAGACTTGCCGTTATTGTAGGTAAAGTTGAATCCTGGCCGCTAACCGTGATGAGATAAGCCCCGAAATTGGGCAAGTTATAGATGTTGCTTGCGGTGCTAGTGATTGGGATGGTGAAGAAGTTGTTGTCCTTGTTATTGACCGTGTTGGCGATGTCCTCATAGAGCCTGTTGAGATATGGAATGAAAAGGGCTTCGTTCTCCGGGACAATGGTATTAGGCGGCAAAGTAGGCAGCTCGATTATAGGGAAGGTCATGGAGGAGTGAGCCTCCCCGCAGGAGATACCCAGAGAATGAAGCCCAAGAACTGCATATATGAATCGACATCCGGGTCAATTTCCATCTGGATGAATTCGCCGATGAGATTGATGTAGATTCGCTTGAATGTGAAGTCAGAATTTACCGGGCCGTCCAATGTTAATGTTCTTGAATCAGTTACTTTCTTCGTATTGTCGGTATAGAAATTAAGTGTTACCGATATTGGATTTGCGGCGCTGTCTGAAACAATTCGATAATAAATATCAATGTAAGCGAATTGTATCTTCTGGCCGACATTCATTATCGGATTCCACCGGGTGCTTACAATATCGGGGACTATTTCTGTGCCACTGGTATAGCTGGCTAAGATGTTGGTTAATGCAGGGACAACGGAATTGAATGTAACGCTAAAGGTTCCATCATTGTAGACAATGGTTCCAAAACCGCCTAAATCACCCGTAAGAATGCCTTCTTGGTCACTGGTGAAGATTTCTGTGCCATCTGTGATGATTAAGCTGGAAGGGACAACAGGTACCGAGGCTAGGGTTCCTGTATAAGTGGCAACTCCGGTTCCAACGGCGATGATTTCATTCACGATGGTTTGCTGCTCATCGACAATAGCATCGCCATTTTCCATGTACCAAACATGACCTGTCGTGTCTCCAGCCAAAAGAATGGGAGCAGCGGCTTGGTTATAATAAGAATCCCACGGAACATCGGTGTTTTCCCATGGCTGTTCTAACTCGGCCCAGGTCTTGTCGGACTGATTGTAAAATATCCCTAAAGAGGTAAGTGGTCTATTCCAGGAATAAGTTGCCCAAGTGTTCTCCAGAAAGTTATAAACGAGCGCTTTATCCGATCCCGGAGCCACGCTATTTACTTTAGGGAATAGAGAATCTTGAGAGACATACAGGGTCCAGCTTTGATTTAAATTGTCATATCTCTGGGAAAAGGACTGAGAGAAAAACTGTTCGCTGAAATTGGTCTCGTAATAATCGATGATGGGAATATCGTAACGCTGAACATTCACCCCATCGCAGGCAATTAGACCTGTATTGCCGATCGATGTGCAACGCTCGTCATAGGCCACTGAACCATACGGAGAATTCGTACTCTTGGTGTTGTTTACCTTATCCCATCTAAACGGATCAGATTGAATCCCTGTAAAACGAAATATCCATGTTGAATTTGTAAAGAACACAACAAGGACATCTCGCACGAATTCTGTAGAGATTATTATGTCGCCCGTGGGTGCGGTTGTAGCTCCACCTTGGCCAGCAATATCCGTGCGCCATGAGAAAGGATTCTTTTGAGCGCTCCAATTAATCGTTTGGTTTTGCACCCCCCCAACGCTATATGTGGGTTTAATGAGGAGCAGGCGCTCTTTATAGACCACCACATCAAGGGCAGTTGTAATTGTTACAGGAGTTCCAGTTCCGTCTAAAGCTACAGGCGGTTGAGCAGATACGGTGCCATCGAAATTGGTGAGTGCGTCTTTGTCATTAACCATCCAGAGAAAAGACGTAGCACCAACAGATGCTTGCCAATTGGTCCAATTGAAGAAATTCTTTATTGTTCCGGTAAATAATGGCGGTGGGCCTATTATATTAAAAGAATTTGACCCAGCAACATATAGATAAAGATTTGTTGTGCTGGCAACTACCAGTGAAATATCACCTGTGGTCTGGTCAATATACCGCATAATCCCCATGACAGGATTAGCGGGAGAAAGGGTGTCTCCGAATTGGGTGAAGCCAGCGCGCTTATTGACTGTTCCCCTATAGATATAAGCATTCACCAATGGCTCAAAAGCATCCGCAGGGCGAATCCATGGCTGCATATATGTCTGTATCCCAGACTTAAACTCAGAGATTAAGTAGGGCGTAAGGGGTTGTTGCATTATGTCCCTATGGCAAAGAAAGCCACTGTATGGGTTACAGAGCAAACGGGTGTAAACGCAGTGGTCGATAAAGCTTTGACTGAGGCAGATGACCCATCAGCTGAACCACCAGCATTTTCTACGGTTAACATGAGTGATGGTTGAGCTGTAAAAGCAACTTGAAATGGTATAGATGTAGCGAAGGCAGAAGTTACACTCGCAACTCTTCCCCAATTTAATTTGAGGCCCCATGGAGTAGTTATACCAAAACTTGTCCCAGATGAAACGACAGGCAGGTTCGTAAGCTGATAGATCGCTGCGGCATTTCGATAAAATAATTCAACATTTGAGACTGTTTTTGCATAGAGGGAAGCAACAAACCCAACAATGGCCGGGTCTGTCACTGCATTGAAGTAATCCACTCTATAGTGAAGACCCCCATTGGTTCCGTCCGTCATGGTGATGTGGTTGCGAGAAAAGCCTACATCCCCAGCACCGCCAGTTGATCCGGCGTCGATCGTTTGAAAGTTCCCAAGAATCTGCCCCTGGCTTTTAGAAATGAAATCGTTGGGTTGAGGAATGTTTCTATTATAAGCCATCAGAACCTCGGAACAGATTGCTCTGCCGTTAATTGTTGTATTGTTCTTCCCAATGCGACGTTTTCATATCGCTTGAATAGTGGAAAGTAAGCATCGTAGTTATCGTTATCTCCGGTATCGCTGAAGACCTCTAAAGACGCTCCATAAGCGATCAAAGGCCCCCATTCCTCTTGAAGCGGGGTATCTGAGTCTAAAGTGAGAGAGGTTGGCTTGATGTAGCCCTGCATCTGGATCTGATAGGCTTGATCAGGCACGGGCATAAAGGTGAATTGATTATTGAAGAACAAAACACCTTGTGGCCTATTGCCTGAATAGCCTTGATACTTGGCATAGATCACTGCACTCGAATTTGGGGCTACATTGAAAGAAGCTGTATAAGCGCCAGTGAGATAATTAATGGTC